GATCTCACTAAGGATATCAGAGAATTTTTTTTCACCAAATACTATTTTATCTAAAGCCATAATTTTATTTTATTATAAATATGGATATAAGCTAGAATTAGAATTTAGCATGACCATTTTCTAAAAAGAAAATATATTTTGTTTTAAATATATCATGAAGCTTATCAGCTATTTTAGTAATTTTAGGGGTTTTTACATCTACTATTTCACGAATATATATGTATAATGCTTTTTTATTAAATATTTCAATATTTTCTCTATTTCTAAATAATTCAAGTATAGCATCTGCTATTTGGGCATCATTTTTCTTTGGAAATAATTCATATATATTTTCAGTAACATGGTCTATAAATAAATCAATATATTTACTTAATTCACTATTTTGAGGGTCATCACTCATACTGTAAGTATGGGTTGAAGAATCTTTAGTTAATACATCAACATCGACTTTTTTAATCTTTTTTGAATAATTTTTGGTATTATATAAAATTAACCAACGTTTTACAATAGTACCAAAATAAGAATAGGATTTGGCCCCTCTGGTTGGATCAAATAAATGAAATTTAGATAAACAAAAAGTAATTATTTCATGTTGTAAATGTTCTAAATTCTCAACCTCAGTATGGTAGAATTTAAATGTGTGAATAATATTCTGAGTTAGTTTAAAAAATGCATAATGGATCTCTGATTCATATATTTTACTTCGAATTTCAGGATCTGGTTCATTGTTATATCTTACAATGGCATTTTCAGTATCTTGTGTAAAATAGTTTTTGCTTTTCTTTTTTCTTTTTCTTTTAATTGGTTCCATCATTATAGTCAGTTTTAAATTTGGATATACTTTCTTGTATAACCTTTATTTGGGAAAAAAACCAACCAATTTCATCATCCCCAGCAAATATACCTTTTTGGTCTATTTTTTGGAGGCGATCATCTGCATATCCTATTTGTTTATCAAATTCGCTAATATATTCGCTTTGATTTGTTATAATATCTTCTAATTTTTCTTGTTTACGCAAAAGATTAAAAGTCGTAAACCCGAAGACTACGACTAATAAACCTAGTATTATTGAAACTATTTGTAATATCATAAACTATCTAACATATTTTTAAGCCCTGAACTTGATACACTATTTAATGCCTTATTTTTGGTACTCTTATTGTTGTTACTCAATGTATAATTCTTCTTTGGCGTAGCCACGCTATTTTTAGAGAACTTTGGGAGCCATTCAATTTCAAATTCAATACGCGCAGCCATCATATCAGCTTGATGTAAAATAAATGGAAGTGAAGTACGTGGTTTTTGTTCTGGCATGAATGCTTTTAAATATTTTTCATTTGCTGAGTCGTATAACCCATCATGTGTCTGAATAGCTAACATTTCATTAAAAGTATACTTAATATCATGTTGTTGGAGTAAAAATAACCCACGATCTGGAACTGATGAGAATGGTAATGCCTTATTAAACATATAATCTTCACCTAATTTATCACGTCTCCAAGTATCTGTTTGAGGTACATATGCTTCTTCAGTATCAGATCCCATTTTACCTAAATCATGGTTAATCGCTGAAAATACCAACTCTTCCTGGGTAAATGTAGTCATATCACAACCAAAACCTTCCCACACAGCAGACATTGATAATGCTGCTTTAACTACTCGATTAACATGGTCGACATATCCACCTGGAAACGCCGAATGATATTCTTTCTTATGTGCCGCTGGCATCATAATAATACGGTCTTCATATTTTTTATAGAAATCTAGTAATTTCTGTTTACGATCTCCAGTAATATATGTTTCAATGTTGGTGTTAAACTCAACCCAATTAGATTGGATTTTCTCTGCGGATAATGTCATAACTTTTATTGTATTTAATTTATTAATTTTGTTGTTGTTCAACAAGGTCTTGTAATTCTGCTATTGTCTGTTTTGCATTTTCAATAGCTTGAATAAATTCCCCTTTAGATTCCCCCATCTTTACCATTCTTTGTAAGTTGATCATAGATGAATCTAATTTTTCTAATTTCTGATGTGCTAAGTTTTTATTTCTCATAATTTTTATTTATTAATAACGGGATCAATTTTACCCCCTTTTTTCTATTTTTATATCCTTTTATTCCCAATCCTCTTTTTCCCAAAACCCGTATTTCTAAGTTACGAAATGGGTTTTAGATATCCAAGCCTTTTTCAATATCTCTTTTAAAGGTTTTTATTTTTAGTAGTTTTGCGCATCTTTCATATTGTTCTGTTGATTCAAAATATTCTATACCTTGATCTAAAGTAGATAGTAATGCGTCTTTCTTATAATCCATAATAGTTTCTAAATCCTCTTGTCTTTCTAGATCTATTTTAGATATATAACCCCATGCTCTATTAAATACTACAAATGATGATGATTCTTTAGTTTGTTCAACATCAAATGGTATTTTTTCTCTTTCGTAGAATTTTTTTAATTTAGAATGAAACACATCATGGTTATAAATAAGTTTAACATACATCCCCAGCATCATAACTGCCTCATTTTCTAAATCTTGGGAGATATCAATTTCTTTACCATCAACATCATCAGGAAATAATGAATCTATTTTACTTTTGTTTATACCCATATTTGGTGTTTTATTATACATATTTATTCTTCTAACACCTTAAGTTCTTTCTCTATATGTTCAGACATTGCCTTTAATTTAGCATATTCCTCAACAACATTTTCCTGTTTTTCATTTGCTGGGTGGAATCTCCAATAATCTTCCATTATTGTAGTTACTGCCATTAAATCATTTACTAATTCTGTTTTTTTATTTTGTGTATTTTCCATACTTATAATTTAAAATATTTAACTCCTGTTTCTGTTTCTTTACTTACCCAAGGGAGATTATCACCCATCAGTTCATTTAATTCTACAACCCTTTGTTGATTTACTAAAAAATCAGTTGTTACTCTCATTACTATCATATTTCTTGCCGATTAAGTTAATGACTTCTTTTGCTTCCTCCAAACTAATTTGAAAAAACTCTTTATTATTATTTACCCTACATGAATGTAATTTATGATGTACTTCACGTTCTATAGTTTCACCATTAAAACATTTATAAGCCCATTCAACTTTATAAGGTAATGCAACACCTGTAGCAGAAGATATTTGTTTTGCACGTTCATCTGGTGTTTTTTTAGTATAACCTATTTTTAAAATCCCTGGTGTAGTAGGATTGGATAAACAATAAACCCATTGATCCCCTTCACCTTTATCCGCATATAACCCGTATTTTTTATCGGTATAATACGTTACGTCTTCCCATCCCTCACCCCTCTCGCTGGGTGTTAGTGTAAAATATTTAGCATGTTCTAAATCCGTATTTCCATAATTTTCTTTTAGTGGAATAAATTGCTTGCTTTCTAAAATTGTTAATTTTCTCATTATTCTACAATTATTTTAAATGATTTTTCAATAACTTCTCTGGGACCTACATCATTATTAAATGTAGTTTTAATAAATACTTGTAAGGTATCACCAACCATCTCATTATCCATAAATATTTGCTGTCTAGGATTGTAATTATATTTACTATATGTACCTAATAAAGTTTCAGCATAGGGACATTCCCAACAAAAATTCTTTTGTATCTGGTACCCAGCAATATTTAAAGGAGGCATAATTTTTACGATATCTGATAGGGTATATTCAATTTCTCCAATAGGGATTGGATTATTAAACCCACCTCCTGTAAACCAACTTAATACTGAATAAGTGGGTACAGTAAATCGTAAATTCTCTAATGCTATCCAATAATCAGAATCATACTGAGTTTCAATTAGTGGAACACCATTAATTACTGCGTTAACTTCATCAAGTTCACCTCTAATAGTAAAATATTTGGGACCATAATAAAAAACATGCCAGTATCCATTACTGTCTTGATAAGCATCAGGTTGAACTAACTCATCTATAAAAAATTCTGCGTTACAATCTCCATCTACACAAACATTTTCTATGATCTCCTCTGGGCTACATGCCCAGAAGAGAATTACTAAAAATATATAAATTATCTTTCTCATTATGCTACGAATTCTAATGCTTTACTAAACATTTTTTTATTTACGTCTTGATCTTGCTTGAAATTCTTAATAACTCGAGCTTGACGTTTTTTTCCTGTTTTAGTAATATATTCGAAATTACCTTCAATAATATTTTCTTGAACTCTATTAAAAACTTCCCAAAGCATATTTCCTTCATCTGCTTTACGTTGAGCTTCTAAAACTTCCTCAATTGCTTGATCATCAAAAGTATTTTCTGTACCTTCTACTCTAATATCTAGAAATGATTTAGCAAGATCAAACATTTGTTCTTCTTGCAATTCAACTTCTTTCATCTTATTCATTGCTTCAACAGTTAAAGGTAATCTTTCAACCATCTCTTTAATTGTATCTTGTAAAGTTGAGAAATCATAACCCATATGACGGATCTTTACATCCTCAAATGTATCTGTAGCTATAACTAAACCATTTTCACAAATCATTCTAAATAATCCAGCTGTAAATTGGAATGAATTTTTACCATCATGAGAATTTGTAAGTAATACTTGTGGATAAACAGTATCACCATCTTCCCCATTAATAACAACATCATTATTTCTAAAAACAACTAAGTGCTTTTGAAAACCATTTGTTGACTCTTTTCTTGATTGAACTTCTTTAGCATCAACAACTCCCCAACCTAATAATTCCATATCTTTGATCACTTGATCAGTTGGAATGTGGGTATACTTATCACTTGTACTTTCTGAACCAACTTGGGTAAAAATACTTGGAGCAATTTCTCTTAAATCTTCTAAACTTTTGAACTCTGAATTTGTGTAATCTAACATAACTTTTATTTGTTTTAATTATTAATATACGTGAATATACGAAAGATATCCCGGGAAGCCAAGCTTCCCGTGCATTACCTTTAAATTGTTTTAAATGTTTTTTTAACTAATAAACCTGGTGAAACTCTCATTAAAGCACCATTTGCACCTTTAACTCCAATATTTTTACTATTAATTTTATAAATAGTAAATGTATCATTAGGATTAACTTTTTTGTGGTTAATACCAACTATATCTCCAACTTTAAAATCTTCTTTAGTTGCTTTTACAATCTTTTCACCTTTTCGAGCTGTCATTTTAGATCTTAACTCACTCCCATCAAAACTGATAGTACCTAATGAAATATTACAACCATACTGCTCTTCTAATTTTTCAACTGCTTTTTGGAAATCACTTCTAAACTCTTTAACATTTTGTCTATTAAACATAACCTTTATTTTTAATTAATTTTAATCGCTCGAACCATTCGAACACCTAAATATACGAACCCTATCCCGGGAAGCCAAGCCTCCCGTGCATTACCTTAACTTACTTTATAAGCACTATTAACTTTACGTGTTAGACGCTTATCATCTCTCCAATTACCTTTTATTACACCATCTATAAGAGCAAATGCATGTCCTTTTACTGTAATAATATAATTACCTTCACTATGTGCTTTAACAAATTCATTTACTTTATAAGGCACTTGAACTATTTCGCGTTTAGTAACCCATTTACTTTTAGCATTACTCCATTTCTCAACTTTAGATTTCTGGGGGCGAGTAATCCATTTATAATCACTATATTTTCTAGTCTTACCTAACTGCTTAATTTTCTTACCAAACGCTTGTTTAATATTAGGCAGGTACCATGATGTATAAGTACCCTTACCGGATTTACGGTGTAATTTCATCTCACAAAAATGATGTGCTTTAATATAATCAACATCAAACGCATGTGATACGGCTCTTACAACACAATCATTTTCTTCTTTATTAGATAACATTGAAGATGCTTCAGGAATACCAAATTTTGTAATTAATCTTTGTGCTTCTGTTCTTTTATAACTCATATAACCTTTATTTAATATTAGTAACCTCACTAACATGGTAAATATACGAAAGATATCTCCGGTAGCCAAATTTCCCATGCATTACTTTATTTTTTCTTTTATATATTTATAATAAAATACATTTATAATGCAATATACAGCGGACGAATTAAAGGGAGCAGGGACACCTATAAAAAACCCACTAATAGCAGGGAATACTTATACATTTACATTATATAGACCCCAAAACCAAACAGGATTATCTACCTATTTAAGTGGTTCTGGGTATTTTACGGTTGAGACTATAGGAGATGCAAATAGACATTACCCATCAAATTTAACTAAATTTGTAGAAGGTACTCATGATAACCCAGACGGTTCCAACACTTTAATTTCTTCTTCTTATATATTCTCTTATGAATTAAATACTAATGGTAATACTCCTCAAACTTCTTCTTTTACATTTGTTCCTGATAATACTATAGGTATAGGGCAGGTAATGTTTAGAGCAACAGGAGATTATGATATGGATGTATCGCCTCTAGAAGAGGGATGTGGTATTCCAACCCCATTTCCAGGGGGTCAAGCATACCCAACAACATTAAATTTTGAATTAGGTCCAGATACAGGTACTGTTGGTTGTGAATTAGACCCATTTGGATTTCCAGATAGATTCATTATTAATTGGGATGGAAACATTGTAATTGATACAGGGTACTTAACTGACAACTCAGGAGTTACTCGATATAATATTGGGGGAGATAGAAGACAAGCCTTTATAGATTCTCTTTTAGGAAAAACAGCCCCAGAAGGAGGTACTTACCCTTTACCTCCAGGTGGAAGTGGTAATAATATTATTCTATCCGATGGTTATCCTCAATGTTTTGAAAAAACTTTTCCTACTCCTGTTAATTTTACTAAAGATAATAGCACATCAGGAGCTACAGTAGATGTATATGGTCCGATGCCAGGAACAGCTTGGAATGTTACAGTTAACTGCCCAGTACCAGACTCATATCCTCAAGCTAGTTATTCTGGAGGGGGAGATCCAGTTAATGATTGTGGATCTCAAATGAAATTCTTTGTATATTTAGAATTAGCTACACCTAATATAGTAGCAATTGGAGATGTTGTACATAATAGTGCAAATATAGGATCAGGTGTTATTGATGGAAATGACTTATTCCATAGAATACAAACAGGAGATGGTACAGATTGGAATGCTAAATTTGGAGCAGATGGAATTATTACAGAAGTAAACGCTTGCCCATAAAATAAACACCCAGTTCTCAAAAGACTCTCGCTTTACGCATAATATCATAAATAAATACGTATATACTACATAACGTATAGAATTTTCTAAGAATTTCGTGGTATACCCAATAATTATTCGTATATTGAGGTATAAAACAATTAGGAAATGGCAGTTCTAGAACTCGATAAAGATAATCTTGATGAACACATGCACTATAAAGATCTTATAGTTGTATTTTCTTCTAAAACGTGTGGTGCTTGTAAAAGAATTAGACCTCATTTATGGGAATTAGATAAAAAATATCAAGTAATTATATTAGATGTAGAAAAATTAATTAGAAGTAGTAAATTCATCCCCGGTGGTGTACAACATTACCCAACAATTGGATACTTTCATAATGGGTATTTTGTAAAACAATTATCACAAGAAGATATAAAAAGTAAAAATATAGAATAAGAATTTAATTATGGTAAGTTATATTATACCTACATTATGGAAATCTCCTAATATATTTAAACTAATAAAGAGTTTTGAGTTAATAGATGATTCTGGTGCCCAATTAATTATCATTAATAATGATGTTGGTAAGAATGATTATCAACCCCAAGATAGAAGAATTACTGTTCTTAAGATGCAGAAAAATGAATATGTAAACCCTTCATGGGAATTAGGTGTTGAGTATTCTCTGAATAATAAGGTGTGTATAGTTAATGATGATATAATATTTGATGTAAAAAAATTCCATAAGTTTGTAATAGAAAAGGATGCAAAAGCAATATGTTTCACATCATGGAATAGGATAAATAAGGATTTAGATGTATGGGAATTAGTAGAAATAGAAAATAAAAATGCTAGACCTGCGGGTGGTGGGCAGTTAATGTTAGTAAATAAAGAAAATTGGCCAACATTACCTTATGAAATGAAATTATGGCATGGTGATGATGTTATTTATTATTATACACTAGTTAAAAAGATAAAATTTAGTTATATTAAAGGTATGGCTATTACTGGTGATCAAAGTATAAGTGTTAATAGTAATTCTATACCTAAAAAAATGAATGGTACTTTTACCCAAGATACTTTGGAATACTATAAAAAAATGCATACATTAGGATTAGTATGTAATACTGTCTTCCCAATGGAATTAAAAATGGCTTGGAAATATGGAAATATTGAAAAGAAATTAGAATTTGAACAAAAATTAGATAAAATAATAAATAAATAAATAAAAATGGAAATATTAATATACATTAGCGGTTTATTAACCGCATTAGGTACTGTAATAGGAATCATTGCTTTTAAATTAAATACTAAATATGTTGGGTTACTGAGTAAAACCCAATCAATCTCAAACATCTCCTCAATTAGAAATGCTGAATATAACAGTAAATTAGAAGATCTAAAAATATTAATAGGAGATATTCAGAATGCGATGGAGAAGGACCAGTATGAGAATTTAGCTGAGATAAATGGTAAGTTAAAAGAAACTATTTTGTTAGCGGAGAGGAATAATAGGAAGATAGGGGAAAACGCAAAGGTATTTAATAAAAATGTTACGGATGCGTTTACCCAAATCCAACAACTACGGAGCAATATAAAAGCATTATCACAAGACCCTAATATGTCAAGTAACTATTAGGTAAAAATATAATTTCCTCGACGCCAAAAGGTTTTTAGAAAAAGAAGGTTGCCATTTTCATGTTTTTACAAATTTGGCGTCAAATAGGAAAAGACCCCCTTTTGGGGGTCTATAAAATATAAGTATATACTAATCGGGGGTAGAAGATCGTACGAGCTCCATTAAAGGTGCTCCACCCTTCCCTCACGTATACACGCATATATGGACATTACCGCGTATGGGATATATATATAATACGGCGTACCGCCGGCGGTATATCTAATGTATATCGTATGTATTAAGTATTAAGTACTTGCGTACGCGTAAGGTATTAAGTACCGGGTACAGGAGTACCACCGCAATATTTCTATCCACGGTGGTAATTATTATTATCTGGTATGTTATCTTATCCGACGGCTATCTCATCCATGTTATTACAGATCCACACTGCCTCTCTACCCCAATGCTTAATGGCAATCGCCTCATAATGAATGGCATCGCTCATTTCATTACCCGACCATATGTTTTCTGTG